CGTTGTTGATGATTTTGAAGAAGAGTTTGGAACTCAGGCATTTTCTTCTCAAGAAACTACAATAGCTGCAGTTGATTTTGGTGATGGTATCGTTGGATATTATGATTTAGGTCGTGATTATGATCAGGAAACCTTTAGTGCCATGGATTCTATGATGGGGCCTAGTTCTCCAGAATTAGGATTCCCAGCGGATGCTTCAGACGTAGCGCAAGGACTTGCTTATGATCAGTTGGACTACGCCATGATGGCAGAAGGAAAGATTCAAGAACAGATAACTGGAAAACCAAGTCTTTATGCTCCAATTGACGATGGCCCAGATACTCCTGATGATCCCAATGCCCCTGGTGGTCCTGAGACAGGACTTACTTTAGATGAGCTTGAAAGTCGTATGGAGGATATTAGTCTGTATGGAGAACCTGATCCTACAGACGATCCTTCTGCTCAAGATCCTGAATCCATGCAAAGAGACATAGAAGCTTTAAGCGATATTTCTATGGGATCAGTAGATCCTGGGGATACTTTTGGAGGACCAGATGATCCTGATACTCAGGCAGAGACTGCAGCCGATAAAGCATCAATGGCTGATAGAGATGAAATAGAAAGTGCTTTGAATTATGATCCAGATTCGGAAGGTAGTAGTGATGACGGCGGCAAAATAATCTGCACTGCAATGAACGCTGCATATGGTTTTGGTAGCTTTAGACAAGCAATCTGGCTACAGCATAGTAAATCTCTTAGCCCTGCATATCAAAAAGGATACCATGCACTCTTTAAGCCTGTTGTGCGATACGTCTACTCACCAAAAACAAAAGACCAAGCTCTTGCTCGTTTCATTCGTAGGTACGGTGAAGGCATGGCTAGAAGAAGAACTGCAGACATTTGGCTACAAAAGCGAGGAAGAAAGAGCAATCTTCTTGTAACAGTAGAACGTAAATTCTGGGAGTCTTTGTGCTACCTAGCAGGAAAACTTAAATGGAAATAACACAACAACAATTTGAAACAAACTTTGAAACTCTACAGGATGAAGAGAAAGCTATGGTAGCAGGCCTCATAGAAAACAATGAACCGACTACTCTCCAAGCGTTTGCAAAAGTTCTTGGAATAACTTTTGATTTACCTGAACCAGAACCAATGCAAGAGCCACAAGAGCCAATGCCAGAGCCTTCTGAAGAGATCAGTGAACCAGAACAAGAGATACCTCAAACTGACGAAATGTCGCCAATCACCCGTGAGTTGATGGCACTTGGAGATCAGCCTACAGAGCCAGTTGGAATTACTGGGCCAATTCAAAAAGAAGGTGCTGATAATTCTGGGGTGGCAGATGATGTGTTAATGGATGCAGAGCAAAAATCTTTTATAGTCAACGCTGCCGCATTAAAACTTTTTGGCTACGGAGATTTTGTTAATAGGATACTGAAGCCTAACATTAAATCTCTAAAAGAGAGGACAGGACAAATGATTGAGTTAGCCACCATTACTCAACCTCAACAGCAAGTACAAGGAGATGTTCCCATAGCAGCATCTAATAAAGAGTTTTATATACCTCCAGAGCTTGCTGAAGAGATTGGGTATGAATTACTTGAAAAAATTAATAATCGTGGCAAACCTAAAACTGAAAAGAAGTTAGAAGAACAAAAACAAAAAGAACAACCCCAAGAACCACAAGCTGCTATGCAAGCTGCTTTGGGTAAACGGATTGGGATGAGAAATGGTGGCGGAACTAAAAAAATAAAAGCATCAATGGCTGATAGAGATGAAATAGAGAGTGATTTGAATTATGCGGAGCAGAAATCTTTTATAGTTAATCCAAATGAAGAAAGAAAAAAACAGGTTCAAAGGTATTTGGAATCAAAAGGACTTAGACAAGAAGCTGTAGCGGGGATTATGGCAAATATTAAGTCTGAAACTGGAGGATCTTTTAATTATAAAGAAAAAGAAGTAGGAAAGAAAAAAGGTGGGCGTGGTCTTTTTCAATTCACAGGAAATATGTTGAGAGACTATAATAACTATCGTGGTGGAATGGATGATTCCATGGAGTTTCAAATAGACTTTGTTTTAGATATGATAGATCAAAGAGCAGATAAACCTGATCTTCCTTCTTTTTTTAAACTTTCTGACATAGGAATTAAAAATAGAAAAACCCTTAGAAATGCATTTCGCACTCAAGATGCAAAAACTATAGCTAGATTATTCATGGATAAATTTGAGAATCCTTTAGTAATAAATAAAGCAATAAGAGATGCATATAAGAATGATCCTGCAAAAGCAGCAAAAATGTATTCTGCTAAAGGTAAATCAAAAACGATACAACAACTTACAGCAGAATATAAACGGAGAAGAGAAGCCCAAATGTCACAAAGAGCAAATGACGCTCCTTTGTTTATGACTAGGCTTAGTGTGGATACTCCTCCAGAAGAGATTGGGTATGAATTAGATGATCGAGAGCTTGCAAAAGATACAAGCTCTATAACTGACACAACCTCCCCTCCAGAGGATCAAGAGCGTCCAAGAGGTATGCGCTATGGTTTAGACAAAGTGCAACCTGTGATGGATAAAAGAGAAATTACACAGTTTCCAGAAAGAGTTCTTCAATAACTCTTTTTGAAAAATCGCAGCTACCCGTTTTACGGCCCTGCGTTAGATACTACCAACATAAGCGGCTACCCGTCCCACGGCCCCGCAAGGAGGAAAAATGGTAGAACAAGTACAAGAAGTAGAACAAGAAAATCTAGGCCCCTACAGAGGAGCGTACAGAGCAGACGTTTACAAAGACGATGTTCCTGAAGTTTCTGAAGAGGCTACCCTAGAGGAAGACACAACGTTTATGCAAGATGAAACCATTTCTGTTGAAGCGGAAGAAAAGACTGAAGTAAAGACAGAAGAGCATGACTACAAGAAACGTTATGATGATCTCAAGAAACATTACGATGCCAAGCTGCATGAGTGGAAAGAAGAAAAGGACGCTTTAGTTTCTCAAAGCTCTCAGCCTACTATTAGTGAAGATGACATCGAATCTTTCAAAGAGAGTTATCCTGATGTTTATAATGTAGTCGAGGCCCTAAGTACTCGTGGTGCTGCAAAAGAGATTGAGGAGCTTCGTGCAGAGGTAACTCGTCTTAATCAGCAAGAGGAGAAACTAAAGGCTAGAAGTGCTTACCAAGAATTGCTTGCCCTGCACAATGACTTTCCTGAAGTCAAAAAATCTAACGAGTTTAAGGAATGGATCAAACTGCAGCCACCTAGCATAGCGGATGGTATTCTAAAAAATAGCACAGACGTTAAGTGGGCTTCACGAGTTCTTGATTTGTACAAAGCCGACATTGGCAAAAGTAAACGTGGTCGCCCCAGAAAGCAAGGCAATGCAGCGGCTGCAGAGGCTGTTACTAAAACATCTTCTGTAAACATTGCAACAAACGCTAATGCTAACAAAAAGGTGTGGACCACTTCGGAGATACGCCGTCTAAAACCTAGCGAGTTTGATAAATATGAAAAGGAACTAGATCAAGCTCGATTAGAGGGACGTATCGTTAATGGATAAGGAGCTTGAAAAATGGCAGTAGGAACTGCAGCCGGATACGGTAGTCTACCTTCGGGTAATTTTCAGGCCGAAATCTATAGCCAAAAAGTTCTTAAATTTTTTCGTAGAGCATCAGTAGTTGAAGATATTACAAATACTGATTATGCGGGAGAGATTGAGAACTTTGGTGACACGGTTCGTATCATTAAAGAACCAACAATCACCATTTCATCTTACACTCGTGGTTCTGTGGTAACTCCGCAAGACCTTGCAGACGATGAAATACAATTGACTGTAGATCAGGCCAATGCGTTTGCGTTTAAAGTGGACGACATAGAAGAAAGACAATCTCATGTAAACTTTGAGGCTTTGTCAACTTCTTCTGGTGCGTTTTCTCTAAAGCGTAACTTTGATAAAAATGTCCTGCAGAACATGATTGATAATGCTGGAATCAAAGGTGCTTCTGGCACAGTTGAAACAGATTCCAATCTTGGTACTTCAGGCACTCCTGTAACAGTAACAGGATCAGATGCGGGTGATGACGTTGTAAACCTCATGGCTCTTATGGCACGAAAGCTTGATGAGCAAGATGTGCCAGAAGAGGGTCGTTGGTTTGTAGCCCCGCCTCGTGTTTATGAGAACCTTTACAAAGCGGGTGCTAAAATCGTTGAAGTTCAAGTAACTGGCGATGATGTGTCTCCTCTTCGTAACGGTCTTGTAACGAATCAAAAAATCATGGGCTTCACTCTGTACAAGTCAAATGCTCTGCGACAATCTGCAGATGCTACGACAACTACGGACATGGTGTCTGTGAGTGGTGTCGGTTCAGGAGAGAACGTTGTTCTCGCTGGTCACATTTCTTCTACAGCAACTGCTTCTCAGATTGCTAAGACGGAAGCTATTCGTGATCCAGACTCCTTTGCTGACGTTGTACGTGGTCTTCATGTCTTTGGTCGCAAGGTTCTTCGTCCCGAAAGTCTTGTCCTTGGCATCGTTGACTATAGCTAATAGGAGGGCATAGATTATGGCGACTATTGATCGTACTATTTCAGGTGGAGGGACCGCAGGTCATCCATCTCGTATGCCCACTCCATATGTAATCACCTCTCAGGTCCATGACACTGCAGATGGTGGCACAGGTGGTGATGTTATCCAGTTGGTTGATGTCCCTGCTGATAGCATGATTGTTGCGGGAGCTTTGGAAATATTAGAAGCTCGTGGCAATGGTCAAATTACTTTGGACGTTGGGTTTACTGGCGGTGATGTAGACTGTTTTATTGACGGTGATGCACTCGCTGCTGGATTTACA